AAACTTAGATGCAACATCATTCCAAGAAAGTCCCTCGGATTCTCGCAATAAAGTTTCAGAATCGACAGGGCAACTCACGGTGTTCTTTTTGACATACTCTTCGTCTTGCCACAATTTTTTAACAGTTGCAGAAATTCTCTCGATAACTTCAGGCGATCGTCTGTATAGATCTTTTTTCTTCTCTGACATCAGCAATTTAGTCTCATCAGACATCTTCAGGCCTCTAACTCCAGAGAAACCACCGTCAGTTAGATTGTAACCATACCCTCCAGAAGACATATTTGTTCCAAAAAGTGTTATGTAATGTCTCTCAAGTCTGTCAAGGTCCTCTTGAGATTCCGCTTCTTCAAGAATTAAAAATTCAAAATTTTCTAATCCATGTTTCTTAATGGCTTCACCAATTTTTGAAGATCCATCTCTTGAAGATCTTATATGACCCAACCAACGAGTCTTTAGTTGTACGGTTTGACCAATGTAAGATTTACCATTGGTCTTATTGAGAATCCTGTAAATGTAACCCATGAATTAAATATGCGTCATGCATCGTGGTTACCTAATTAAATTCCAAGAGATGATGTGTTAACAACCTTGTTTAGTTTGATGAGGAAGTTATCGTTCCAATCGAGGTAACGGGCCTCTTTCAGAGCGATCTCGAACTCCGCGTGAGACATGGAACCGGGGTCTCCCCAGGGGCGCACATCCACAATCTGGACATCCACATCATATTCCTGGAGTTTCTTCGCTATCTTTGGGGTCTTCCTGTCCCACATGTCTCCGTCCAATGCGAGAGCAACTGGCGTGTTATTGAGGAGGATTCTATTGAAGAGTTCGTGTCTTTCATCCAAATCCGACCCGAGGAGTGCTGTGGTGTTGTCAGGGCACTTGACGAGGTCGAAGGGCCCCTCGACTAGCGCTAACCTCTTCGTCCAGTCGATGTTGATCTCGTTGAAGATGATAGGGTTCTTGTCCACCTCAGGATTGTCGTACTTGGGCCGCCGGTCCTTGTCGATCGCCCTCGCGGTGAAGTAGTTGAGTTCACCTTTGAAGTTAAAGGATGGCATGATCACACGCCTCTTCCACCGAGGTTCGTTGGAGATACCAAACTTAAAGTACCACGCATCCTTCTCAGTGAGACCGCGCCCGAAGAGGTAGCGCCAGGTCGCCTTCACGTCGGGATCGTTCTGGTTGGCGAGGGGCAGGAGACAGAAGTCCTTTGGAAGTTCGAGACGCTGTTCCTCAACCTTCTCGCCGGTGACCAGTTCTCCTGTGCCACCATCGGCGATGCCGAGGACTTCCTTGTACTTTGCGAGTTGTCCAGGTGTACCGTACTTTCGGATGAGTGGAACGAGGTTCCTCGCTTTGAATCCACACACCCAACAGTGACATCTATCATCATCTGTCTTGATAGCCAGTTTCTTCTTTGTGACATCGGAGGGTGCACAGATGGGACACCGGACATCGAAGTTCTTTCCGTTTCCCGCGAGGTGACCCTTGCCGAAGACGGACTCGATGAACAGAAGTTTGTCACTGATGCTGAATACGGCCACGGTACAACCGTATCACAACTCTGTTCACTTGTTCATGAGTCCCGCGGCGCGAGCGATCACATACGCATCAGTGGCGTCCCTACTCCACCCCACGATTGCGCCCGACTTGGGGGTGAGAGGCCACTCCACATGGGACAGGTCGTGTTCGCACATGTACTTGAAGACCTGCTCCTTGTGTGGCATACCTGCCACGGAGGTCTTCTGCAGTTTAACACCGCACAACTTTCTCGCTGATGCCGCAGAGATGTAGGTGGGTTCGATGCCGAAGACTTCCCGACCAATATAGGAAACGATGCCGTTGAAGCGCATGAGGGTTGTGATTGTGGCCGCTGAGGACATGCCCTTCGAGAATCCGAGGAGTGGTTCCTCCAAGGCGAAGGTGGTGACTGAGGGGAAACGCGACTTGATGAGGAGGAGGTCACTCTTCACTCGATCGGCCTTGTCCCAGAGGTTGATACATTTCTTAAACTCAATCCTGTCGAGATACGCAATGTTGGCTCCTCCGCCAGGTTCAACATTGGGATCCACCACACACACACCAGTAACAGAGGTGGACACGTCGAGGCCCAACGTTAGATTCGCCATGGCTGGATTGTTAATCCAGAATGAGTACAGTAAAACTTTTCTATAAAAGACCTAGTTCCTTCAATTGTATTTCTGTGACTATTCTATAGGTCATCCCGTGTTCTGCACACCACAAGAGAGCAGCAGCCATCTTCTTCTTAATAACAGCTTGCTCCAACTTTCTCTTTGGTTTCACCTCGATGAGTTCGGTGCGGCCGTCCTTGTATCTGACGAGGAAGTCTGGATAGTACTTGCGTACCTTCTTCGTTCGCACGTTGGACACATACTCAATCACGGTCTTCTCGTAGGACCAAAACTCCACATCGGGATTCTCGTCCAAGTGGAGCATCAGTTTGAATTCCCATCCGGAACGGAATTTACACTCGCCGGCGATCGGAGAGGTGTAGGTGCCGCGGATGTAGTGGCCCTTCCTCTTCTTCTTCCTCTTCTTTTTGGGAGTAGCCATGGCTAAAGTATTCCTCGAGCTAAGAGTTCGTCCCGGGTCAGGACATAATAATTGCTTATGCCATTCTCAATACAGAATTTTGCGGCAGCTTCTGATTTGAGTTTATTTGCATCGGAATCGATGAATTGTTTCGGTTTGATCTCCCAGACCTCTTTTCTTCCGTCTGAGTACTCTACAAAGAAATCTGGTACGTACCAACGTTTGTTGTTCTCGTAGTAGTAAGGTATTCGAATGCATTCATAGCTCCACAACATTACGTTATCATCTCTGTCTAAATACTCCATAGTTGCCAATTCCCAAGAGGACCGATAATGATAAATTTTCTTTGTTTTTGCTTCGTAATCACCTCTAACATGACCATTCTTACCATAAGTTTTTCTTGAGCCACTTATAATTCCCAGAGTGTTAGAATCAGACATTTTTTCTCTTGCCTCTTTGGTGTGATTTTTCCCGAACATACCATTCTTCTCACCAAAGGGTGGATTCAACCTCTTAGCTTCTCGAAGTTTTTCTTTTGATTCTTCTGTATGGTTCTTTCCTTTGAAACTGGGAACCCAATCAGGTTGTGACATTCTCTCTTGGATGCTTTCACTTATCTTCTTCCAAGACTCTTCTGTGTGCATCTTGGAAGTATTATTCTCGTACAACACTGGGCTGTTTGACCTAAAGACCCCATAGCACTTTCTTGAGCACGTCTTCCCCCACTTCCTCTCATTTCCTACTTTCCTCACCTTGATGAGCTTGTTGCAAATGAGACAGGATGTTTCTAGAATTTCGGCACCGTAACCACCGATTCCTCCCCTGTTTGCGTAGTGGCACTGTATTTTACAGTAGTGCTTCTTGGCCTCATAGGTTTCCTTGAGCCATTTCTTCTCAAAGAGAGAACCGCATCCATCGCATTTTAGCACGAGAGTACGGGGTGGATTTCCGGAATTCTTTGCTGTGCCTTCGTTCTTTCTTGGAAGGATTTTTATCTCTACGAACATGCATATAAGTATGCTCGAATTAGCAAAAGGTCAAAAATCTAGCGCTACCTTAAACAAAATCTTGTCGCCTTCCCTCTTGATGATGGGTTGCGCCAACCGGGCCTTTGCCACCACGTTCATGTTCTCATCGTGGAAATTGAGGCCGGAGATATAGACGAAGGTCTCTTCATCTCTTGGATTTCCCGAAGCTTTAAGTTTGTCATAATTTTTTACGTAAGTTGGATTAGAAGAAGAGTTAAGAAGACCAGATCCAGCAACTATCTCATACTTGGAAGTGAAAATATTTTGAACCCCCTTGAAAGATATTTCATATTGATTCTTTCCAAAAAAGTAAAGATGTGGACTCTTGACGACAACTATTCCTTCATCATAGAAAATATTCCCGACAGAATTCTGAGTGGAATGATCAGTTAAAGAATCAGCTCTGTAGAGGTTTCCAAGAGAGTCGTCCCTAAGAGTTATTGAAACAGATCCAAAAGAACCTGAGATAGAAGAGTCCTTCATCTCAAAAGTTCCCGGCTGTATTCTTCTTCCGTAGTAAAGATTGCTTATATTGAAGATTGTTACTTGATTTGAAGAGGGATCTAAGGTCCGCTGATATATCGTTAGCGGAACACTCTTCTGTACTCCTCTATCAAAGAAGCTATCATCTGTCAAAGAAGAAATAGAAGCAGTTACAGCAGTAATGTAGCTCTTATAGGCCATTCCGGGCTCTAATCCAGGCTTTTCTGGACTTGGTCCATAAAGTTGCTCTACATATTCTTCGGGAGCTTCTGGTGACACCCCGCCCTGAAGCAGAGATGATGTAGTAACTAGATTGTCTAAATTTATGTAACTTAGATCGTCAAAACCGCTTGCTGAGTATTTGTCAGTATACGCTTCTCTTGAGAGTATCTCGTAATTTGGATCAAAATTTCCATCGTCACAAGGAAGAATCGTAAGATTTCTTTTCGCTACTCCACCGTCACCGTAAAGAAAAGAATTGGCTTCTTGCGCAGTTGTCGTGTAATCAATAGTTGACCCTGTTAGATTTAACAGTCTTGGGAATCTACCAGTTGAAAAATCTTTGACAAAGTTATCAAGGTTAATGTAGTGACCGTTTACACCAAAAGACATAGCTACGTTAAAAGGATCGTC